CGTTTGACAATCTTCTGTGCAAACTCAGGCAGTGGCGTATCAAAGTAGCGATGAGCATCAGTAAAGATTCTGCCACCCGTTGCAAGGCTCTCGCGGAATACAGGATCAACCATCGAGCGACACTTGTCTATGCTCAATGATGCTCTTACTCCAGCGAAGCCATTGGCAATAAGATAGCACCTGCATCCCCATTCGATGGGCGGTATCAACTCTGCCGGGAACTCCGACTTCCGGTACGACACACCTTCAAGTGAAAGGTGCCACGGGCGCACGCGCTCGTCCCCCTGCGTCATATATGTAATAACCGACTCGGCATTTACAGCCATCCACCACGCAGCCATCTTTGCAGCAAAGAGGACTTGCTCATTCTCCGCCTCGGCATAAGTGAGATTATACTGTTCGCAGATTGTTTCGTAGTCGAGCAAGCACTCCTCATCAATCTCTTCGGGTAGTTCGCTTATCATCGTCATCTCCTCGGCTGCTGCAAAGTCAATGAGGTTATCGATAGCAGCCACGAGTATTTCGTGCTGCTGTCGTTCATGCTCTGTTGTAAAGTTGTTGTGATTACGCAGTATGCTTAATGCCTCATCAAAGTCCAACGCCAAACCTCTCAATGCTCGGTCAATCAGGAATGAGCATCGATGAGTTATGATATCCTCGATGATGTCCTCACACTCTGCACTGTTCTCCCAGTTGTGAATAAGCCTACGGAAAGCATCTCGGATAACCTCATACTCCCGTTGCGTTTCACTCTCTTGCCCTTTTGCTTCAACATCAGGGAGCGGAAGTTGGGCTACGACTTCGCTCCCAGAAGAAAATTTGCTACTTGTGAGCCTCGCTGTCTACCATAGCGGCGGTAATACTCCTCATCGGACATCACACCTCGGTCATTGTGGCTCACACCTGGCGTAACACCTCCCGAGCCACCAACACCTGACATCACATTGAGTTGCTTACCCACATTGATACCGAACTCCTTCTCTATCTCATCAGCAGAGACTTCGTACTTATCCGTGATGAGCGAGTAGAGTTTGATACGATCCTCGTTGTTCATATCGATGCGGTTCGAGTATTTGAACTCCAAACCCGCAGGGATATAACCCATAGCGACAAGGCGAGGTACAATCTCCTCGTTCATTATGTTCTCAATATATCGGCGGTAGACCTCGATACGCTCACGGAAGATATCCTGATGAGCCTTTGTAGATCCCACATAGGACTGCATACCACCAGCCATAGACTCCGAACCCAGCACAAGGTTTGCAACCTCACTATTGACAAACTCTATAAGTCCCGTGTATATCTTCTCCGAGTTCGACATCGTGAAGGTCTTGATATCGACCTCGTCTTCGATGCCCGTTACCACAACCTTGTTTTGGGCAGCATTGGCAATCTCGTTAGCCAATCGCTTGCGGTCGGCATTGCTCTCCGATACGGTCTTGCCGTGAATAATGGGCTGGCCGTATGTGTGAGAGAAGTTAACATAATTGGCTACTGTAAACTTCTTGGCAAGAATAAGAGGCGTTGTTGCTGAGAAGAGTCCGAGGTCGCCTGATGATATAAGCACATAGTTGCGCTGGTAGGCAGGATTACGCAAATCCCAATGCGGCTCCCAGATACCTTGACGCTTGAGCACCGCCTTTTGGTCGGGGAGCACATTACGACGCTCGATGCTGTTTACCTCTGCAAGTTTCCCGGTCTTTGGGTCGATAGTGGGCATAATCTCCAACAGTGTGTAGCCATATAGTTTCGACTCTACAATACCCTTGATTATCTTGTCGAACTGCGAGCCCTGAATCTTCTGGGTGTTCTGCACATCCTTAATATACTTTCCCTTCTCGTTTATTCGAGCGAGCATATACCTATCACCGAGAATCTGGCTCTCCAAAGTCTCGATTACGGAGCGGATATGAGCATCCTGCTGGAGGCAGGCATCATAGAGGTCGATAAGTTTGGAGCGGTCATCGAGAATGTAGCCCGATTCGATATCTCCACGCACCGAACGATAGCGGTTGTTGCGCTCAATTTCTCGCACATATTCCTGTATGGTTTTCTTCGATGTTCGGAAGATGCTCGATAGCAATTCTCCGTTAAAAGTGTTGTCCGAAGTTGTCATTTTCACTCTTTTTTGAAAGAGTAGAGAAAATTTTTTGAGAAAGTTTTTGGCAAAAAATTGTGGACAGGGAGTTTTTGTTTATCCGCTTAATATACAATCAATAGCAGAGGTCAATTGCTGACACATGACAACACTCGTAACACCTTAATAATCAATGAAAAAGCCACTTAAAAAGCATCGGAAAATGGTTGATTATTATTAACTTTACCCTCGCAATTGCAAAAAATTATATGAACAAGAAACAAATTCAAATAACAAATGAAGAAATAAAATGAAAATAGAAAAGGTCCCTTGTCGAACAATTCGATATAGGGAATTTCCCGAATTGCTCTTCGGAGAATCACCGAATAGCGGCTCTACATATTTCGATGCAACTCACTTTATCCGCAGTCGTGGAGATGAGCGCAGACATAATGTTCAGGAGTTCCGTATAGCCTTCCAACACTGGATTACGACTCTTACCAACATATACAGCATCGAAAAGGAGGCTCTCGTTATCCGTGATGAAACATCGGGGCATCTGTTAATTGATGAATGCCTGGCCCTGCTTTTTGTCGTTTATGTCGATCCTGACTTCGGCGTATATATGTTAGAACGCATATCAGAACTACTCATAGATGGCTTTTCGGTTTCAGACAGTTGGCTGGTTATGGCTGCCGGCAATAGATTTACTATTGAGGAATTAACAAGAAATGTAAAATCCAATGAGACGTAGCAAGTTTATACGACCCAAGGTCGTGCTAATCTTCAATGGTGCAAAACATCTTATCGCCATCACGCGCTCAATTCGTAGTGCAACCGAGCTAACCAAAGGCAGTCGCTCATCTATTTCGGCCTGCTGCATTGGTAAGCATAAAAGTAGCGGTGATTTCTACTTCAGACATCTGCACGATGATGTGGAGATAGAGATTTCTGATTTGGGAACACTGCTTTTAGCTGAATATGATGAGTTGTGTGGTGTTGAGAGAGACTATTACACCATTAAGGAGATGGCAAAAAAGCGAGTTAGAAAAGAGATTAAAAAACAGAAAAAAGTGAAGTAACTATGAGAGAAAACAGAACTGTCCCGTTTCGAGATACGAGCATTAAGGTGTCCCGGAACTATTATGGCCACCAGTATATCTGTATGGCCGATGTGTGCGAAATTATCAAGCAGCGCGAGCTGTTGAAGGATGGAGCAATCCTTAATCTCTGTCCTTCGGCCATGAAGATGACCTTTCGCCGTAATGGGCGTGAGTATTGGGCTATCCGTCCAAGCGATATGCACACCATTATTCAGTTAGTGCGTAGGGAGAGTATTTTACCCCGAGACCTGATTGATGAGCTGGAAGAGTTTGGTAATAAGATTTTTGAGATAGAAACTGCCGAGACGCAGGCTCAGCATCATGTAGATACAACAGTTAAGTTCAACGAAGATATGCCCGTTACATTTAGGCGTATAGGCGACAAGCTAATGGTAAATGCCACACAGATTACCCAGCCCTATGGACATTTCCCAAGCGAATGGTTGCGTGTTACAGGCACGGATAATCTTCGCCGTAGATTGGCACAGAACAACATTACCGACAGATATGAGTTTCAGATATTGACCTCGCGTGGTCGAGGCATTGGTGCAACATGGATTGAAGCACCGCTACTTACAGCCTTGGCTCGCTGGGTAGATCCTGACCCTGATTCCGCTCTGGTGAAGTGGTGCGATGAGCAGCTTGTCATCTTCGAGGATAAGTATAAGCAGCGACTGCAAAAGCGAAGACAACCTAAGACCATTAACATTCCTTGCCTGAGTAAGCCGATGCCCGAAGATATCAACACGGCTAACAAAATGATTGATGAGCTGAGAGGCATCGTCCGCGAGTATGCTCCAAAGGCTGCATTCTACGATGACTTTATAGAGAACCGAGATTGGTTTAAGAGTACCCATATTGCTGAGGAGCTCAACATATCCTCTCGCCATATGCACAAGTTCCTGATGGAGGAAGGTATCTGCAAGTACCAGAAGAAACAATGGGTGGTACTGCCGGCATACCGCTCGTGGCAGTGCGATGTGCCATACA